GCGTCCTCAATAAGTGATTTAGGGCATAACGGCAATTTCGTACCGCCCCCCTATCTTATTTCAACCGACCGGCCGAGACCACGAGGTTTGCCAGCGAACCGCTGCCTCCAACTCATCAGCTTCAGGAAAGAGACTTCGACGAGCCGTTGAACGAATCAACTGACACTGGTGTACATCCATGGGAGGGTCACCCCTTGATCCATCTTTCCTTAACTGTTTTCTAGAGCGGGAGCGCTAAGCACTGTCCTGGGTCCTACGGCGTTAGGGTCACTTATTTCTTCTTTGCTAGCAGCTCAACAGAGCCGACGTCTACCTCTCCCGCCAGGAACTCTTCGTAAGTGGGTAACTTACCTCTCATCGGAATGAGAAGAGGAAACCCTCTATCAATTGACTTCACGTGTTGTCTAAAGATCTTAGCGCCGCCCACATTCTTGGTAAGAACCCCATTCTCGCCACCGTACAAGTACGGCTTGAAGTCAGGGGCATCTCGCCTAGTGGCGCTAACGGCTAGATACAGATCCATCAACTCACGTGATCTCGAAGAAACCTGGAATGCCGTCCTCCACTTCCAAGCGGCTAACTCGGCCAAATTCTCCTTCTTTTCGTCCTGGTCCAAGAGATCAGGGTCCACATACTCACAAGTGAGCGACAGACCATTCTCAACCTTGAGACTCGGAATTTTCTGGAGACTCGGTCCTTGCCGTAATCCGAACTTCTTTGTCGCCCTATAGGCCAGGGAACCTCGAAAACCGAGATCCCAAGTTGTGAGTCCTAAAGGCCGTATTTTTCCTATGTTCCAGCTGAACCAAGCCATCGCCGCTCTATAACGGAGTGACCCCTTGAGTCCAGCAATAAAATCAGAAAACCCCTTCGAGAGAGTATCGAAAGACTCTGACTCCCGTAGCATTCCCATTCGGACAGTCGCAACCACACGATAGAAGGCACCGTAGCGCCGACAAAGTGTGGAATTAAGCGAACCGAACTCCGGGGAAACGGAAGTTTTCGTCTTTTCTACTTCCAATGAGAGACTTCCTACTGTGTTCATCCAGTGCTCACTGAAGTGAGGACCGGACCTAAACAGAATGTCGTCTCCATTGATCAAACATGGGAACTCAGAACAATCAACCCCGACTGAATCGCCTGCATACAAGAAAGCAATTCTATTCTGCAGGCAAAGCAGGGGGAAAGAAAGAAATGATCCCATCATCTGACCTCTCGTCGGAACAAATTCATCTATACCGTGCTCAAAGTTGAACAACACGGGACGTAAGATTTTCATGGCGTATGCTTTCACAGAGCCCGGCACAGAGACCGTGGACCTAAGCAACTCGTCAAGAATAGCCTCAGCAACCTCAATCGAAAGGTTGTCCGTGGCGCTCTTATAATCCCCCGAAGTCAAAGTTTCGCCTTCAACAAAAGAAAAACCAGCGCGCTGTAGAACGTCAGTTGTAAAATCACCGCGACATAGCCACTTCTCGCGCGACAGTCTATCATAGATCGCCTTGTGAAGCGGTCTCAAGTGTATCGCGTCCGCCGAGAACTTGCTAAGAGGCCGAGGCTTGCCGGCGCTTTGAACAACAGTCAGAGCCGAAGACACTCGCAAAGGACGGGTCGCCCCGTCTAAGCAAGTGGTAAGAAACTCATGATGTCTAAATCGACCCCGATGTTCATCGGGGTGTGAAACAAAGCCGTGCAAACCGCCCGCACCGCGGCGATTTTCCAAACATGCTGACAAAGAAGGATCGGTGTTCATCACGCAAGACTCATAGGAACCGGAATCCCACCCGTGAGGGAACAGGTTCCGAACGATCCTACGCGCAAATGCGATGTAACCGCGTGGTAAGGAGGGTGGTGGAGACTGGAAATGGTTAGCGACGGATGAAAGTAAAGGGGCTTCCATACACCGGCATGACGCCGGTTGTAGCTTCTTGATTGAATTCCATGCAAACTCTGCTTCACTGTCCACGGCAGGACAGTTCTGCAGATAGCACTTCGTTTCCCTACTAAGGTCGACACAATTATCCGAGATTGGCTCGAATTTCGGTGCCTCACTATTGTAGAGGTATTTCCAAGTAGCTACCGCTTTCCAAATTGTCTCACAGAGACGGGAACGGTAAGCTCGACAACGGTGCCGAG